ATGTTTTTGACCATAGTCAAAAGACAGTGCTGTCACTTCATAGCCATTGGCGAGTAGATGAAGCAACAATGTGGAGCTGTCCATACCTCCACTTAGTGACAATACTGCTTGTTTTTTCATAAATTATTTATTTTTCTAAATGTTTCTACGTTATGTTCAATTTTTTGATATACTTGAAAATCAGTTTTGTCTCCAATTACATCATCAATTTTAGTTTTAGGTTTTTCTAACAAACCCCAATCATTATATAATGTACCATCAAAAGCTGCCATAATAGGATTTGAAGTATCTATAGTTTTTATTTGTTCAATCCCTTTATAATATAGGAATTCTTGTGGTACAGAACAACCTAAAAGATGAATTTCGTCTGATCTGTTTATGGCTTTTATTTCTAACATTTTACTAATTACTAACAAACGACCTAATGCTTTACCTATATCTTTATTAGGATGAGGACACATTTCAGTATGGTAATAATCAGCTCCATATGAAAAAGCTATTTTTTCATACCCTAATAGTTTATAAGTATGATAACATTTAACAGCTTCATTAAATGATTTACCTTGAACCACAGCTACTTTTTTTACTCCATCAGGAAGTTCTACATGCAACCATTCTTTAGCATTACGCATAGACTTGATAGCATCTTCCCATACATCTGGGATAATAAATTCGTTAGGTTTAAGTTCGTTCACCCAGTATAGTAGACGATCTGTATTATATGCTTCACCTAATTCATGAAGTGAATTATCCATTATAATATATCGTCCTTTTTGTTTTGCTTCCCTAAAATATTTTTCATAGTCAGGGTACAAATCTAAAAGGTGTGGAAGACAATAATCATAGTCATTAAACCAGTTACTAGCTTCTAGATAAGCTATAGGGACTTCATGTGATACTTTCATTAACTTTTATTTTTACGAGGACGTCCTCTACGAGGTTTTACAGTTTCAGGTATATTATATTTACGAAATTTATGTTCGCAATAAATATAAAAATCTTTCACACTACCATCAAACTCTATTACATCTTTATCAAAATCTTCTTCAGTCATACGAAATGTCTTAACAAAATCTTTTTTTAATAATGTAAGATTTTCTTTTTCATATTTCTCATGATCTTCACTTAAACGTTTACGACGTTGGAAATCCATTACACTTTCTTCACAAAAACGTTCATGATCACCAGGGTATTTTAGTCTTTTTTGTTCTATTTCCCATTCACAATATTGAATTTGCCAGAAATAGGGGCTGAAGTTGTAGTCACCATTGTTGATTTTATCTAACAAGAGTGAATCTTTATGGAGTGGTTTATTTTTAGCAGACCATCTCCTCCACCAAAGAAATTGATTATATTTAAGTTTTTGAAGTTTAGATAAATTCTTTTCAATAACTTTAATAGGATGCATTTTCTTATTAAGATAAAAAAAGGCTTGGCAAAAGCCAAGCCTAAATCTTTTTAAATAATGTAGAATTAAAACTTTTTAATTTTCAGAGTTAATATTTTTATGTTGGTCTATTTTATTTAGAATAGTTTTCAAAACATCATTAGATATCAAATCTAACATTGAGGCGTTCTTTAAAATACTAATTAACTGGAAGATTATAAATGGTATAATGACAGTTTCACTTAACCATCCTGCTCCTATATAAGCGCTTTCTATACTTAGAATAGTAGTTAATAAAATAATCCAGAAAAATAAAGATTTAAGAACTTTTAAGGCTTTATAAGTTTTGAATCCTTCACGTTTGGTACCAGCCCAAATACCAAAAAATCCATCTACAAATAAAACTCCTACTAACGCCATATATTGTTCGGCATTGTTAAGGGTTACATTCATAAAATATGAACAAATAAAAGAGAGAGTTGTAGATAATGACAAGGCGAGAATTGTAAGTAGGTTAGTTTTCATGTAAGACTTTAAATCGGTAATACAATATTTTAGCTTACAACCCTTCATTCCGGTCATACGTATTTAAATTTTTATAAGAGTATCAGGTAAAAATTTAATAAATTGTAACCCTGTTATCTTTTTATTAGGATCTCCTTTTTCAGAACTCATCATGGTTTCTTTAAAAAAGTCTATATCTTTTTGGGGTTCAGTTGACAAAAACTTTATAGTGACAAAGTGTTCTTCTTTACCATCATTTCTAGCCTTATTTTTTTCATCAAACTTTTCTGAGGTGATATTGTTAACAATGGTTACTTTTCGAGTAGCCCTAATTTCATCAATTACCTCAGTTATATTAGTCTCTGAATCTGTAACAAGGTAAGCTGTTATCCTATAAATAGGTAAGGCTTCCATAATTAAGTCTTTCAACTTAGGCATACTAATAAATATTGGAGGAGCTCATAAGAGCCCCTCCTTTTATTTAATTTTTAAATTATTTATTTTTAGCTACAACAGACCAGATACCTCCAATCAATGTTAAAGCGGCACCTGATAGTTCAGCAAAAGTAGCATCATCAACAATTCCTTTAGTAATCAAAATACCACCAGCAAATGTTAGAGCGTGTCTAATAATTCCTAAAATTTGTTCTTTTGTCATAATATAAAATTTTTATGGTTTATTATAAATACACGAAAAATTTGTTTTTCCCAAATTTTTTTAGTGATCAAAATACTACCAACGAATGTTAAAGCGTGTCTAATAATTCCTAAAATTAGTTCTTTTGGATAACTTTAGTATCTACCTTCGCTAATCTATAAAAATACCATACTCCTTTATCTTTATTACCATCGTCCTTAAAAATATCTCCAGGATTTATAACTCCTTGAACTTGTTTAGCAGTCCATCCTTTACTAAGTACTGGCCCATTATAATTTGAAAGTTGGAATTTATTTATTATTGATTCAGCCTTTGTTATCATTTTTGGGTTTACACGTAAAGTTAACATTTGGGTTTCAGGATTTTGATAAACTTCAAATACAACTGCTTTTGGATTAGTTTTAATAACATTTAATTGTTCTGGAGTAATGCTTTGAAATGTAACTAATGTATCAAACCCCGCTGCTTTAAAATTTTTATCTAAATCTTGTCCAAACGCTTTAATATCTTTATTTAAAGCTTCATTTAGTTGGTTTGTTTTAGTATTTCCAACTAAACCACCTTTTGCAGTTGTTTTTTCTTTAAGATCAAAAGTAAGATTAATAGCACCAGGTATTTCTCGTGCGTTAGTTAAACCACCAGAATAAAGTTTCTCTTGTTGTTTATTAAATTGTTCTAAACCAGGGTAAGTGGTTAATAATTTATTTTCAACACCTTTAACTATACTTTCTTTACCTCGTAATGATACTCTTATAATAGTTTGTTTGGTAGATGGATTATCAAAAGTAGCTATTGTTGCTTCTTCTTGTTTTGGATCTTTTATACCAATTTTTTTAAAACTATTCATTTCGGTCGGATTGGTCATTAGTGAAACAGCAACTCCATTTTGTTTTAACCAAGAATATAATTGTTTAGCTATTCTTTTTACCTCTAAATTATCTTCATTTAATTGAGTTTCAATTAAACTTATTTTTTGATTATATTGAGCTTCAGTAATTAAACCAGCCAATTTTTGCATTTTTAAGAATTCTTCGCTTAACATTTGTTTCGTCATTTTATAAGGTTTAAATAATAAGTTTATTATACATATATTACCCGTCACAGCTTACACATTCTACAGTTCTGGAACCTAAATCTCCTTTAATAACACTGTCTGTACGAAGATAATAAAGTGTTTTAATACCCAATTTCCAAGCTTCTAAATGAACTTGATTTATCCACTTAGGTGAATCTGTTGGGTCAAATGAAAGATTCAGTGATTGGGTTTGGTCAATATATTTTTGTCTAATAGCTGCTTGTCTAACTAATTCAAGTTGATTTACCTCACTAAAGGTTAAATATACTTCTTTTTCATCTGGTGATAATACTTCATCTGGTAGATTTTGGACTGATCCATTGTCTGCTAAGATTTGATCCCATACTCTGTCTGTGTTTTGTCCTTTACTTTCTAAAAGCGTTTCTAATTCTTTATTTTTTACAATAAATGTTCCTTTAGCTCCATTAAAAGTATAAATGTTAGCTGGGATTGGTTCAATGCCTGCTGAACAGTTTGAGATTCTTGAATTAGATACAGTAGGTGCGATAGCAATCAAATGAGTATTTCTCATACCTGTTCCTTTACACCATACAGGTTCACCATATTCTACAGCTAATTGACGTGAAGTAGCTTCAGCTTTTTGTCTAATATCACTAAATATGGTATGTGTCCAAGCTGTAGAGGCAATCGAATTAAATGGTAAATTCTTTTGTTGTAAAAATGTATGCCAACCCATTACTCCTAAACCAAGTGCTCTACCTTTTTTAGCGTGACGATGAGTTCTAATAAGTGAATCTTTACCATTACTCTTATCAATAAACTCTTGCATCACACCATCAAGAAAACGAATAGCAGTTTCAATTACATCTGTATCTTTCCACTCATCATATTTAGCTAAGTTAAGTGAACTTAAGCAACAAATAAAACTATGTTCCTCATCAGTGTGAAGTGTAATCTCAGTACAGATATTAGTCATACTAACATCTAAATTATTCATAGCATAGGCTAACGGATTATTTTTGTTAACACTATCCTTAAACATAATATAAGGTTCACCTGTCTCAACTCGAGTTTTTAATATCTCTAACCATAAAGACATAGCTTCACTATCTCTATCATTGAGACGCTTCATAAAAGCATCATCAATAACAACACACTGGTGTAAGTTAAGACATTGTCTGTTTGGGTCACCTTTTGGTCTACGAATTTGGAAAAATTCTTTAATGTCTGGGTGGTTAATGTCTAGGTTTACAGATGCTGCTCCTCTACGAACTGATCCCTGGTTTGTAGCTATAATTGAAGAATCATAAATTTTACACCAAGGAACTACACCTTCACTTTTACCATTACCAGTAATGGCAGTTCCACGGGGTCTGATTCTACTAACTGAGATTCCAACACCACCTCCAAGGGCGGTTAATTTCATCAATTCAGCATTTGTTAAACCAATACCTCTAATGGAGTCAGGTGTATCAATTCCAAAACAAGAAATAGGTAAACCTCTATCAGTTCCAGTATTAGATAATACAGGACTAGCTAAACCAATCCAACCATTCCAAATATACTTAAAGAATTTATTTTCAAGGTCAGGTCTATTAATTCTTGTAGCTATAGAATGAGCTACTCTTCTATATGCCTTTTTAGGTGTTTCATCTGGGAGTAGGTATCCTTTAGATATAGTAGCTACTCCTACTTCATCCATCCATTCAGGGTAATCTTTTCCTTTTACCCAATTTGCTGTGTCTATAGTTATATTTCCGTCCATTTTTAAAATATTGATTCGTCCCACTGTAAATGTCCCTTTGAGTAATTAGTTACTCTTGAGGCAAAGAAATCTGTGTGTTGTTTACCTGCTGATAGAGAGTCAAACCATTTCATTCTTTTAAGAGCATTGGTATCAATTCCATCAATGATAGGTCCATAACCTAAATCTCCTAATTTAGTATTAACTCTATTTTTAATAAAGGCAACCAAATCATCTTTAGAACAACCTTCAAGATCTCCTAACTCATAAACTTTATCAATAAAATCAAGTTCTAATTTTAGAGATAATAAAGCTGCTTCATTTATCGCTGTTTTGAGGTCCGGAGTGTTGAGGTGAGGATTTTCTTTGATAAGTGTTCTGAATAACCAACATCCTGCTTCGGAGTGCATTGATTCGTCTCTAATAGACCATTCAACAATTTGGCCGACCCCTTTAAGTTTATTTCGCATTTTAAAAGATAATAAGATGGCGAACGAAGAGAATAAATTAACTCCTTCGGTAAACGCCGAGAAGATAGCGAGTGATTTAGCAATATCTTGCAAATCATC